ATGTTTAACCCATCAATAAGAAGCACCCTATCATTAGGGTGCTTCTCTTCTAAGGTTATGTCGTTTAAAATATCTTCAAATTTATTCATTCTCTACTATAGTTTCATCAGGATCGCGATCTAGACCTTCTTCTTTTTCATGACGGTATTTCATAATATATTTGTCACAAAGGGATTTATATAATTCTTCCTTAGCTGTTGGGTGGCTTTCTAATAAATCACCAAATTCTTTAGCTAAAAATTGGTGTGTTTCACCATCGGCTGTAGTGTATTTATACCATGCCCCTCCCTGTTTTACAACACTATATTCTTTAAGTAATTTTAAGGTACCATAAACATCATCAATACCCGAATCATAAAATACACTGTATCTAACTTTTCGGTTAGGTGGGCCTAGGCGGTTTTTTACTACTACACATTCTACTTCTTGTCCAACTACCATTTCAACTCCATTAACTTTTTCTTTAATTTTACCTACTCCTTTAAGTCGTAAGCGAACTGAAGCGTGAAATTGTAAAGCTTTACCTCCTGATGTTGTGTATTGATCACCAAACGGCATAGCGTTTAGTTTTTGTCGCAACTGATTTGTGAATACACACAGGATTTTTTGCTTACCTATTAAGTTAGTAATCTTACGCATTGATTTAGACATAATAATGGCTTTTGCAGTTGCATATCCATCTTTATCATAATCGGCTGCAGATTCAATCTTAGTAGTGGCAGCGGCTACACTATCAACAATAATTGTAACTAATTTATCTTTATTTTTTTCGCGAATTTTGACTATAATGTCTTCCATAGCTTCAAATACATCCTCAATTGTATTAAGTGGGATATAAAGCATGTCATCAACATCAACTCCTATAGCGGTTAAAAATTGAGCATCTAAAGATGACTCAGTATCAATATAAATTGCTACACCATTTTGTTTTTGTGTAGAAGCTATAACGTGGGCTGCAAGGAGGGATTTACCACTTTGCTCTAGACCCGTAATCTCAACAATTTTACTAACAGGCAAACCCCCGTTTGGTCTGTTAGAAATCGCTAGATCTAGGGGTGTGCATCCTGTAGATACCCACGACGTAACATCTGTTGGCGATTCTTCTCCCCCATTAAGGAAGTATGCAACCTGGTTGTATTCTTTCTTGAATTTTTTATTTAACGATACCGCTAATTCTTCAGTAAGACTTTCTCCCTTTGGAGCTGCTTTGTTGGATTTTTTAGCCATATTAGTTAAATAAATCGTCTATTTTAGAATCTAAATCAACTTTACCTTTTTCGGGTTCAGAAGCGGCAACCGTTTCTGTTTCTTCTGATGGGGCTAAGTATTTTTGTAAAGATGCTTTCATTTCATCAAATGAGTATCTATTAAATAACTCTACAGCATTTTTCTGGTTTTCAAGATACCCCTCAGCATCTTCACCATTTTTAGAAATTGGTGATTGAACTGGTTTAACACGAACTGTAGTAGTATCGTACATTTTACCTGTTTCTTTAGCAGGAATGACTTCAACTGTGATGTCTCTACCAGCAGCAATGTCTGTAATATCTCCATAATCTTCATCCATCATAACTCCTAGAAGTTCTTGATAGACCATTTTACCAAATTCCCAAAAGCGAATGCCTTTGTCCTCTTCACCACGTACTAATACTGGTGCTAAAATACGCATTTTAGGGAATAATTTTTTAGCAAGAGCAACATTATCTGGATCGTTTGTTTTACGAAGTTTAGAAGCAAACTCTAAAATAGGATCAGACTCATCAAAATTTGAGAGCGCTAACATCCTGGGTTTATCAATACCGAAATAAAAGTATAGCTCCGTAAAAGGAACATCTTTATTATGTTTATATGGTACAATACGTACTACAGATTTTTCACCACTTGGTGGCTTCCAAAAATTCTTTTTAAAATCGCTACCGGATTTCCCATTGGACTTGTTTTGTAAGCGGTCCATACGCTTTCTAATTTCATCTAGATTCATGACCTGTTAATTTTGATTAAATATACGAACTTAGGCCTATAAAACCAAATTTTTCCAGGGGGCTTTTTACAAACAGCTAAAATACCTTTCACCCCTATCACACAGAATTGTTATAGCAGTTTTTTTATTATTATCTCTTAACCACTGAAAAGCAGCCATTACGTTAGCACCCGCCGATATTCCAACAAATAGTCCATATTTTAAGGCTAAATGTTTTGCTACTCTTTTTGCGCATTCTGTGTGTACTGTTTTTACCCCATCTATCATATTCATATCAACCAAGAATTTACTACCATCTCCTATACCTTGGATACCATGTAATCCAGGTTCACCTCCTGACATAACTGCACTTTCTTCTGGTTCCACAGCTATTAATTTCATTCCTGGAAACTTTTCTTTAAGGTATTTTCCACAACCCATTATAGTCCCACCTGTTCCAGTTCCTACAATAAAAGCTTGTGGCCAATCATAGCGCCAAGACTCCTCTAATAAACTAGATTTTCTAAACTGTTTGTTTATTTCAGGTCCTGTTGTTTTGTAATGGACTTCTATATTTAAGGGGTTGTGGAATTGATTGCAGTTAAACCAACCAAAAGATTTTGCTAAAGTATTTCTAGTTTCTATAGCTCCATCAAAGTCTCCAGCTTCTACTTGTATTAAATCTGCGCCGTAAAAATTTAACATTTGCTTTCGCTCTTCAGACATATTTGAAGGCATAACAATTTTCATTTTATAGCCTCTTTCTGCTGCTAACATTGCGAATGCTATTCCGGTGTTGCCCGAAGTTGCTTCTATTAAAGTATCACCTTTTTTAATTAGTTTTCTTTTTTCGGCATCATTTAAAATATATGTTGCCATTCTATCTTTAACGGATCCTCCAGGGTTTATAAATTCACATTTACCCCATACTGTGTATCCTCCTAATCTGATAGGGATAAGTGGAGTATTGCCTACATAATTAGATAATCTCATAACCTTTTGTTTTATTATACTTCTCTAATATCTTTTAAGCGTGTTCTTAGTTTTTTAAATCCACCAGGACGAGTTAATAAGAGGGAATTTTGAAAATTATCCCAATTAACTTGATATGAGGTATCTAAAACACCATTATTTAAATATTTTATAACTTCATTTAAAGCATTTATAGTATATAATGTATTAGTTTGTTTTTTTCTATGGACTAGGATAGTATTAGGTAGATGTAAATTATGATCACTAGTGGGTATATCAATATTATAAGTTAACATTAATTTATCTTCATCTAAGGAAGATAAAACAAATATTTTATTAAATAAAATGTCATACTCTCCTATTATTTCATCTATGACAGTGTCTATTTTTTCCTTTTGAATAAAGGTGCAATAAAGTTTATTGTTCATTGTGTGAATTGTATTGTTCACACATAAATATCAAAGGGCCCTAAGAGAAGAATATGTATTGCCCTTTTTTATTTTAATTGGGAAATTAGATGAAATTAGTTGTTTTAAAGATTGAAGGGTTTCTTTGCCATCCTCTAACGAAAAATCAAATAACATAGAGTCATACACATATAATACCATTTTAGATTTTTTACCTTCTAAAAACTTAAATATTCTAGATAGTAAAGTAATATTATACTCAGTTTCAAATGCTTGTATATAATAATTAAATAATTTTTGTGGTGTTATATTTTTATAATTACCTTTTAAAAGCCTACGTTTTGCAATTACAGTTTTAACATACCCTTTTTGGTTAAATTCATCCCATAAAGCATCTATAAATTTTTGTGTTTTATTAAAATAATCATGTTTGAGGTATTTTTTAGATATACCCCCATACATTTGTTGGAAGGTTAGCTCTTTACTTCGCTTATACATTTCACTATCTACCTCATCAGTTTCAAAATACATTTTTGCTAATTGAGTGTGTACAGATTCTTTTTCGTTTATGTAGTATCCTATAAGATATGCTATAATTCTAGGGTGATAGCCTTCATAATCCATTTCAATTAAAATATCGTTGTTAGCTTCAAATGAATCTCTTTCCCCACTATCATGTTTTAATGCTGAAAAATTTACTTTATTAAAGTTATTTGTAGGACGCCCCGTTGTAGTACAAAAATTATACCAACCATATATCTTATCTTCTTTAATGCTAAAGCTTTTATTAATATTAAAGTGTTTTTTAAAGTTATTGTTAATTTTAAAACCTTCACTTACCATTTTAGCTAAAGTAGGTGTAAGTATTTCATTATACCATTTATTAGATTCTTCACTTTTGTAATTCTTAATATACGGGTTTAACGCATTAAATTCTTGGGTCAACGCCTCATAGTGCTTTGCAATAGGAATTATTTTATTTACGTTATTTGTGCTAAATTTGCGCTCATAAAACGTGTGAGCGCCTGTTTTAGGGAGGGAAGCTAGTGGTTCATTTTTTAATAAATAATATATGGATTGTATATCTGTATAAGGGAGTGTAGGGATGTGTAGTAAAGATTTAACTTTTTCTTTTACAAAAATATTTTTATAGAAATGTAAATATGTTAATGGTAAATCAAGTTTAAATGCTTCTGGGTGGTTTATGTTAATAATAAATCCTTTTTCCTTACTAAAGGAGTAAATATATAAAGCACATACTGATTGTAATTTAGGATGTACCTCATTATTGTTTGTAATAAATTGAAGGTAACATTCATTACCTTCATCTTTAAAAAAACGCTTTAATTGATCTTTAGTTTCTATGAGATAATACATATCTCTAAGGTATAAAAATTCTTATTAATATCCACCCCCTCCCCGGGATGGAGTAGTATTTTGTGTATTTTGTTGTTGTAGTAAAGGAGAGATTTGTTGTCGTAGTGGAGAAGTAGGTTGTTGTTGTGGGGTTGGGGGTAGAGTGGGGAGTAAAGATGGAGGAGGTAATTCTTTAGATATTCCACTTGGTTTAGAATTTACTTTTACTTTATAAGATCTACACCAATATTGTTTTTTTATATTAGCTTGCCATTTATTACAATAATCTTCTTGGTTAAAAATACAATTTCCACAATGTTGGTGAGTAGGAACGTTAGGATTATCTATAGTGTTGATTTGGGTATTTCCTGTTTGGTAGGCAGCAGGCAATACTGCTGGGATAGCTTCTCCCATAGGATATATTCTAGATACTTTTCCTACCTTTACTACCCCATATTTTAAGCCAAATTGACTTTTATTAGGAAAAAAATTAAATATGCCCGGTAATTGATATTCTAAGTTTCTAAGAATTTTAATATTTAAATCCTCATTATTTCCATTTAAAGACCATTCTATTTGAAATACCTTATTAAGGGATTTATTGTAATTATTAGTATTAAAGTTTTTAAAGGTAATTTGTGAAATTTCTTGGTATTGTTTAGTATTTAATCTTACAGAAAGATATCTATTAAAATACCCTTTACTATAGTCTAGGGCATTAGGGGTAGGGGAGGTTGATGGGATTGGTATATAATTATCTTGTATTAAAGCTAGTTTAGGTTTTAATATAGAATATATATTATTATTTTTACCAGGTCTAATATTTTTGTTTTTAGAAGTTCTTAATAGTTTAAGTGCTCCAAGAACATTGTTAGGATGTTCCCCTGCAAATAATTTACCGTTATTAAGTTTTATATACTTTCCTATATATGGTTTACTAGTACCTACTAATTTATACTTGTTTCCATTAGTATATAAAACTTTGTATTTATCTTTTGGTATATAAGCCATTATTTTTTTAACTAAAATTGTTCAGATTGACTATTAGATGATTCTTCTAAATTATTAATAACATCCGCCTGTGTAGCAGATTCTTTAGTAATTGCTAGGGTAGAAAAATGCATCCAGCAATCATAACCATTTTTATTACCCCCAATCTTAGTAAATTCGGATAAGGAGCCCCCTTCTGAAAAAAGTCCTCCTTTAATTCTGGTAATTTCATCGGCTCCATTAGTTTTTATGTTTGTTCCTTCTCTTACATATCCTCCTAAAAATATATCATTAACGTTTTCTGTAAATTGTACACTAAACCAAGTATCTTGAACATCCGTAGTGTCTTCTTTAAGAATTGATCTAGATCCCTTAGATGTTAGTTCTTCATTAAAAAAGTATTGTTTATTATCTATTTTTATATGTGGTTGTGAATGTATAAAGTCCCCCCTAGATTGAGGATTAGGTTTAGACCATACACCATCTCCAGTAGATGACCATGGTTCTACCGGTATTGGTCTTAAAT